TGAAATCAAGACGGACGAAGAAATTCCGTTCTGATAAAAACTATTGACAACGGGATAGTCCTGTTGTATAATACTAGCATAATCGGAAAGCCGCAACGGTTGTGCTAGTTTTTAATTGCGGTAATATGTTATGGAGAAAATTGAATATGTCACAGCGTTCTAAGGTTGCTAAGTTTCTGCGTGCCCACAACACTGGTGCTGGTGTTACGGCTTCTATGGTTGCAAAGTACACTGGCGTTCCGCGTGATAGTGTTATGAAGCGCATTTCTGACCTTCGTCTTCTTGAAGGAAAGCGCATCTACTCTAACACACGCATTGTTAACGGGCAGCGTAAGATTTATTATCGCTTTGCCGCTTAATTCTAATTGACAACACCAAAACGGGATGCTATATAGTAGTGTCCCGTTTTTATTATATGGAGCGATAAGTATGGAGTTAACTGTCTCTGTTGACCAATTAAGAAAATATAAAGTATTCATAGCAACACCAATGTATGGTGGTCAAGCAAATGGTCTTTATGTTAAATCTATTCTAGACCTACAAGGTCTTCTTACACATTATGGAATTGAATCTCGTTTTTCATTTTTATTTAATGAGTCATTAATTACTCGCGCAAGAAATTATCTTGTTGATGAATTTCTTCGCTCAGAAGCTTTCACACATTTACTCTTTTTGGATTCTGATATCCATTTTGATCCACAAGATATTTTGGCCATGCTTGCGCTTGATAAGGATATTATCGGTGGACCATATCCAAAGAAGTCTATCAATTGGAGCAATGTAGTAAATGCTATGCGTAACAAACCAGACATTAATCCTGGTGAATTAGAAACTGTCACTGGTGATTATGTCTTCAATCCAATTCCTGGTACAACTCAGTTTAAGGTTACTGAACCTCTTGAAGTTATGGAAATTGGAACTGGCTTCATGATGATCAAGCGTGAGGTCTTTGCAAAGTTCCGTGAAGAATATCCACATCTTCGTTATAAGCCAGATCACGTTGGTCAGGCCAACTTTGATGGTTCGAGATATATTCACGCATATTTTGACACTGTAATTGATCCTGATTCTCATCGGTATTTGTCAGAAGATTATATGTTCTGTCAGTATTGGAGAGCTATCGGTGGTTCTGTATGGTTGTGCCCGTGGATGAAGACACAGCATATCGGTACTTATCCATTCACAGGCAATATGCCTAAGATTGCAGAGTTAACTGGAAAGCTTTAATCATGATTATTGGTCTACTTGGTTTTGCCGGTTCAGGCAAAGGTACAGTAGCAGATATTCTAGTCAGCAAAGGATTCAAAAAAGAGTCCTTTGCTGATCCCGTTAAAGACGCTGTTGCAGCTATCTTTGGTTGGGATAGAAGTCTGCTAGAAGGTGATACTAAAGAGAGTCGTGAATTTCGTGAAACAAAAGATGATTGGTGGTCGTATCATTTTGGATATGAAGTAACACCAAGATTAATGCTCCAGAAAATGGGAACAGAAGCTGGTCGTGATTCTTTTCATCCTGATGTTTGGATTGCTTCACTAGAAAATCGCATGAAGAAAAATGAACACACTGTTATTGCTGATGTTCGTTTTCCAAATGAATGTGATATGATCCGCGAGAATGGTGGCTTTCTTGTGAGAGTGTCGCGCGGTAAAGATCCTGAATGGTGGGAAGATGCCAAAGAAACTGAAAAATTTGGTGTAAAGATGATGCCTCGTAATCCAAATATTCATTATTCCGAATGGGCATGGGCCAATCAAGAATGCAATTATGTTATTTCAAATGATGGAACTCTATTAATGTTGGAATCAGATGTAAAACATATGTTGAAAATCTTTTTTGGTCCTGCTATAATGAATACTCAAATGGTAAACTAATAAGGAAATTTATTATGAAGCTAAGTGAAAATACTCTTTCTATTCTCAAAAACTTTTCTACAATCAATTCTGGTATTGTTCTTAGAAAGGGCAAGAGCCAGCGTACTATGTCAGCAGATAAGACTATTCTAGCTGAGGTAACTATTGAAGATGATATTGGTTCTGATTTTGGTATCTATGATCTTCCTCAGTTTCTAGGTAACATTTCTACTCTTGGTAATCCTGATCTTGAGTTTCAGTCTGATCGTGTAGTTATGGATGATGGTTCGCTCAAGCTGAATTATTATTCTTGTTCACCAACACTTATTACTTGCCCACCTGATAAGAGTCTTGAGATGAAGTCTGTTGATGTTAAGTTTACTTTATCATCTGCAAACATGCAGAAGCTTCTTCGGCTTGCTGCCATGAACTCAATGCCTAATCTTACAGTTGTTGGTAAGAATGGTGATCTTCTTATCAAGACACATGAGAAGGAAAATGATACATCTAACTTTGCATCTATGAAGATTGGTGATCATTCTGGCCCAGACTTTGAGAAGTCTTTTAAGACTGATAATCTCAAGATGATCCAAGATGATTATGATGTGTCTATCACGTTTGCAGGCTTTGCACTCTTTGAAAACAAGAATAAGCCTATCAAGTATTTCGTAGCATTGGAGTCCAAATAATGAGTAATGCGGTTTATATTCTGCTAGATCGGTCGGGTTCTATGAACTCGCAATGGACAGAAGCTATTGGTTCAGTCAATGGTTATGTACACAATCTTCCCGAGTCCACAAAGATTGTAGTTGCCGTTTTTGATAGCATCAGTCATGATGTTATCCGTAATACGATGTCTAATGATTGGCGCGATATTAGTTCAGAAGAAGTTTCTCCTCGTGGTGGTACTCCTCTGTTTGATTCCGCTGCTCGTATGATGTGGCGCATTATGGATGATAATTCTGAGCGTGCTATCTTTGTGACTATGACCGATGGTGAAGAAAATCAGTCAAAGTATTTCAAGCAGTCTGATGTTAAGGCTATAACTAAGGCTCTTGAAAATAAGAAGTATGAAGTGATCTTCCTTGGTGCAAACTTTGAAAAGGTAGGTGTTTCAGCGGCCGCATTTGGTCTTGCAGATGATAAGTTTGCAAACATTACAACTCGCAATCTTAATCAGTATATGACTGGTACAGTTGCAGCACATTCAACAGATTATCTAGTTACAGGGAAGTCAATGACTTTCAGCGAAGCAGATAAGAAAACAGCAGTTAAGTAAGGAGATATATTATGGCAGGTATTGGACATAACAAGCCGCATGTGAGTGTTAATTCTCTCTCAGCCGAAGATAAGAAGAAGGTTAAGAACGCAATTGTTGGCCTTAATGATAGCATGACTCGCGCAGCAGCCGAGCGTGATTATCAAAAAGAAACTGTTAACAACATTGCACAGGAAGTTGGTCTTGATAAGAAGGTCGTTCGCCGTATGGCAAAGACTTTCTATAAGTCAAACTTTAGTGAAGAACAGGATGATAATAAGTCCTTCGAAGAACTTTATACAGTTATCGTGAAGGAAACTTAATGTCAAAACATATGACCTCAGAGCAAATAATGGAACGAATGGCAGAACTCATGCGACCCATTGACATGCAGATCATGATGTGCGATACTACAGATGAAGTGTTAATGTTGGCATCGGCAATGTTGACAACAGCAAAGGACATTTATGTCCAGCAGCTAGGTGAAAAGAATGCCGTTGATCTTATTAACATGATGCTTGATAATATTGTGAAGGATAAAAATGTCTGAATTTCTTTGGGTTGAGAAGTATCGTCCTAAAACTGTATCTGATTGTATTCTTCCAGAACGACTAAAGAAAGTCTTTCAGGAATATGTTGATACAAAGTCTATTCCTAATCTCATGCTCACTGGTACTGCTGGTGTTGGCAAGACAACTATTGCCAAAGCTATGTGTGATGAGATTGGTGTAAATAACATACTGATCAATTCATCCGAAGAAAGAGGCATTGATACTCTTAGAACTAAGATCAAGAATTATGCCTCAACTATTTCGCTCACTGGTGGTCGTAAGGTAATCATTCTTGATGAAGCTGATTATCTTACACCAGAAGCCCAAGCAGCCTTGCGCGGTATGATTGAACAGTTTTCAAACAACTGTACATTCATCTTCACTTGTAACTTCAAGGCAAGACTGATTGATGCAATTCATTCGCGGTGTTCTGTCATTGACTTCGCTCTTTCTGGAAAAGAGAAAGCACAGATGGCAGGTGAGTTTTTCAAGCGTATGTGTTCTATTCTTTCTCAAGAAGGTATTAGCTATGATAAGACTGTCGTTGCCAAACTGGTTGAAAAGCATTTCCCCGATTACCGTAGAACTATTAACGAACTTCAGCGTTTTTCTAATTTTGGTAGCATTGATGCCGCAGTTTTGGCTCAAGTGTCTGATGTTAGGAATATTGGTTCTTTGGTTTCTGCGCTGAAAGAAAAAGATTTTAGTGCAATGAGAAAGTGGGTAGTTTTAAATTCTGATATTGACACGGCCAGAGTGTTTCGTAATATATATGATAGTATGAATGATTATCTAAAACCGCATTCTATTCCGCAAGCTGTTGTTGTTCTTGCAAAGTATCAGTATCAGTCTGCGTTTGTTGCGGATCAAGAAATTAATCTAGTGGCTTGTCTGACCGAATTGATGGTCGACTGTGAATATAATTAATAATGGAGAATTGAAAATGGTAAATACAAATGATGCTATGACTAGAACTTTGTTCGGTGACAAAGTTAGTCTTGCCGACTATGATAAAATGCATACGGTAAATGCCCATGACATGCAGATGAACGCAAAGTTTATCAAGTTTTGTTGGATGGATCTCTCTGGTAAAAAGCATACCGATCCTGATCTTGCAAACGAAGACATTCGTGATGAACAGAATGATCGTTTTGAAGAACTGCAAAATCTAGCAACATCACTTTCTCATGGATGGGATACCAGTTTTTTCCCTCCTTGTCTTGGTACGGATGGTCTTCTCCGTGACGGAAGAAGCAGAGTTCTTAAAGCAATTGAGAATGGTGAAAAGTGGATTGTTGTAGCACTATATTCATATGAAGTTAGTGATCGTCCTGCAATGAATTATTTGGTTAATGGTTTGTGGGCAAATGATAGGCATCGTCCAGCACAACTTACGAAGACTGCCGACTATGAAGGTGTTGCTGTTCGTTTGATTATCAAAGGTGAATTGAAGAATGATGCAAGAGAGATTGATGATTTTCTATATCGCATTTGTCGTATTGAACGTCGGTTTTCCAACGTCAATGGAACTATCACAAAGATTCGCAATAACATTATGAAACGTGCCGCTGAAGGCGTTAACGGAACAACGGTAAGAAGAAAAGATGAAAAAGAATGGCAAGAATGGATTCAAAATAGTATTCTAAAAAATCCTGTTCTTTGGCAACAAAACTATAACATTTCGGACATATCTGATATCGCATTCCATAAAACAGGTAGAATGGCCGCAGAACGTATTCTCACTCGTCACATTTTATCAGATGATGGTGCCGCTAAAGGTAAAGTAACAAACATTATTTTATACGGTGATGGTACAAGAGAAAATTTGATCAACGATCACGTTACTTTTGAGGAAACCTTACAGGGATTCTATCATAACATTTATAAGTGGGTAAATAATGAAATTAATGGTATTGAATTAAAGCATGATACCAATTCTCCTATGTGGAGAATAGTTGGTGTTATACCTCAGTTTATTGATGATGAGAAACATGATGCAGCCTTCAATAAGGGTCAAATTATTTCCATGAATGATATTCGTAAACTTCATCCCATGAATAATATTCTACCCTTTGCCGCTTAATTATGGCTGATCTTTTTAAAGATATCATACCATCCATCCTACAGACTAAGAAATCTGTAGTTACCACAGAAAATGAAGGGGATTATGTCCCCTTCATTACCAATAGGGCATTGTCATATCATTATGACTGTATCCTGTACGTTAACCAGCTGAATTTGCTACCTAATGTAGATAAACTGATGCAATATCAATATCTGCTAAATAGTATTAGGTCATATAAACGACCTTTTCAGAAGTGGCAAAAAAGGGAAGATAATCAAGACCTTGACGCCGTAAAGGAGTATTTTGGGTATTCCAATGAAAAGGCCAAAGATGCTCTT